CAAAGAATTAAAGAAGATACGCAAGGACAGTAAGTGAACTGTCTACTACCTATTGACATCTACAAATAAATGTAGTATTTTGGCCACAAATGAACCTATAGTATGAAACTTCTCACAGCATCACTAATCGCATTGGGAACAATATGTGTTCCTGCTTCAGTAGAAGCACAGACAAGGACTTTCCTTGAGGATTGTGAACAATATGAAGTGACGGAAACTTACACTCCCGGACAGATTATCGATGGATCTTATTCTCGCGGCCGTGTAAATTACACTCGCAATCGTGTAGCTTGTGGTGGAGCATATCATCCCGTGAATCATTATTCACATCCTTATGGTTCATATCAACAACCACATTATCCTCAACAACAATATCCTCAGCAGCAATATCAGCAACCACAGCAACCAATCGTAGTACATCAGGCACAGTGTCAAGGTAAGATTTTTCGCATGGGCTTAGGTGCTCTTGGTGGAGGGTTTGCTGGACGATATGCTGTTGGTGGTAAGAAGTCCAAGCACACCATTCTTGGCACTATTCTAGGTGCTGGAGCAGGATCTTTGATTGGTCGCGCCACCTGCTGATAGGTGGACGATCTATAAACTGGTTGGGGGCTATTGCATAACCGATCAGATTCATGTATATTGGCCACATGGTCAAAACAGAGTTTAACTCTAAGACCAAATTTCACCATAGTTTCAAACTAAATGAAAACAACAAAAACTAATTCAATTTCAGCTCAAGTCCTTGCTACATGGGACAAACTTTTTCTGACTTGTAACAACCCTCTCGGATTGACCGAAGAGTTGGTTCAAAAGACTCTCAAGACTGCACCTCCGAAAGAGTATCCTGGTGCAACTTTCATGGGTCGCCATATCGTCCCACGTCAGTTTGTTCGCTATGATGAAGCAGAACAACCTCGTGATAAGAACAACGACTCTGAGCACGTTCGTAACCTCACTGATAACTTTGAGACAGTTGGTTATCGTAAAGATGCTCAACCTCCCATCGCGTGTTTTGATTCTCAAAACACCAATAACTGTTCACTCAAAGCGCAAGCTGGTTTTAACCGTGATGGTGCCCTGAACAATCTGGGGCAAGATTGCTACATCTTCGACATCTATGATTATGACGATGAGTATGCTGAAGTTGTTGCTCGTAACATGAGCAATCACCACAGCAATCCTCAGTTGGATCAAAAAATTCCTGACTATGTGAAGGAGGTTGTCAACGCTAAAGAGCGTGGCTTGATTGAGAACACCAAGCCTGCTATTGACGCCTTTGTTGAAGTTATTGCTGCTGATCGCACTTCAAACCAGAAGACCAGGATCAAGAAGTCTTCCTACAGTCAATGTGAAGTCTTCAGTAACTTCCGCACTTACAACTCCACTGGTCACAGCAAGAACACCCTGAATGGGTTCATCTCCAACAACAGACTTGCTAAGCAGGGTATTGAAGGTCGCACTGAAGAGGAGATCAAAAAGCAGGGTTACATTGTATATTGTTCTGGTTCTGGTAACAATAAGTCTGTATGGGCTCGTGCTATCAGCAATTCTGTCAAGTTTGAAGTTCCTGTCTGGGTTATAGGTTATTCTCAGAATCGTGTGGAGGATCTTGAAAAGTTTCGCAACGATTTCATAACTGATTGGAACGATCAGAAGGAGATCTGGGTGAAGTTTGCCATGAGCATCTTTGATGATTGTGGTGAGTTTGATGAGTCTCGTATTCAAGTCAAACTTGCAGGATTCATGGCGCAATATATCAAACCCGACCCCAACGATAAGGGTCGTCCCACTGAACAAAATGTCGTTGATGTGTTCGGCAACACCATTAAGTTTAATGCTAAAGGAGACTGCCTCACTCTGACCCAACCTTGAGGGCCAGTTGATCAAACCGTCCACCGTCGCCCCCACGGGCGGCGGTTTCATGTATATTGGCCATGTTGAGAGGAACGCCTATGACTGTCGAGATGCAACCACGGATCATCAACGGAACCAGTTACGACACGCCGACTGTCAACGGCATGGATCGTTGCCAGATCAACACTCGTCTCCACTATCTCAACGTGGAGATGGATAAACTCAAGGCAAAGCAGGCAGCACTGATTGATGCCCGTGACCAACTCGATCGTCACGCAGAAATTCAAGAATCTGGTGATCTGTTCGACGAAATGTTCGGAGGTTGATTAACATGAAAAACACACATCTTGAGCACCCTGAAGATTCCATCCTGACCGGTGATTTATCGGTCTTGGATTGGTTCTTAACTAATGCACACCTCTCTGTTAAGATGGATGGAGCACCAGCTATTGTTGCTGGTATCAATCCAGAAAACGGTAAACGATTCGTAGGAACTAAAAGTGTCTTCAACAAAGTCAAAATCAAGATTAACCATTCTCATGAAGAAATTGAGCAGAATCACACTGGGGCAGTTGCTAAAATTCTGCATTATTCTCTTGATTGCCTCCCTGCTACCAACAGCATTATACAATATGATTTTATTGGCTTTGGTGGTGATGATACTTATACACCTAATACGATAACTTACATCTTCGATGAGATTGTCAGTCAAGACATCATCCTAGCACCACACACTCAGTATCATGTTCCCGATGGTAGCTCTTTGCGGGATGCTGTTGCCACTCCATTCTTAGGTCATCTTGATGATACTGATACCTGTAAGTTTGTCCAACCAAAAGCATGGCAAATTGATGAGGATTTTGATGATGTTATTGGTTTCGCTCGGCAGATGTCACAACTCGTTGACTTTGTTGATGAGAAAGATGCTGCTAAACTGAAAATCGAACTGAACAAATGTGTACGTGAGGGTCGGGAAGTTGCCCCAGAAACATTCTACAATTCTCGCCTAATTAGTTTCTGGCTCTTGATCAAATCAATCAAAGATGATATGCTATTCTTATGTCGCAACAACGGACCTAAATCATATATTGGCAACCGTCAATGTGGTGGTGAGGGTTATGTTCGCACCAATGAGTTTGGTATGTTCAAACTTGTCAATCGTGAGAAATTCTCTCACGCAAATTTCAATCTTGCAAAATCCTGGAGTTAATCATGAAGTGGGAAGTTAAATTGTTTGCCGGTGGAAAAGTCTTCAATGAAGAAGTCGTGGCCGCGAACAGAGATGATGCTCTGACTACAGCGAAAGCGAGAAATCCCACTGCAAAAGTGATGGGAGTCAACCCAGTTATCCGCAGTTAGTATCAAAAACTAAATTTTCCATCACGGGGGTGTCGGGGATGACCTGATGCCCCTTTCGCATGAAATTATGGAAAAAACAGGTTTTCGGTCTAGTGGCCATCATGTTTCTGCTGCCCTGGTCCCGAACCCACCAGCACGCAGCACCAAACCAGTCAGGGCCAGTCAGTCAAACTGTCCACCACCCCTTGCTTTCTGGACCGTTTGGCCCTATATTGGCTTTGTGGGGGGGAACAGAACACCCATTCATCACTCCTAGCGAGTTAGTTGGCAACTCTACTGCTGGTGATAAACTCCACAAACACAAGAGAGGTAAATCATAAATGTGTTCCCTTACGCGGAACCGCCTCTCACACATTTTCTCTGATTATGGCAACTCGTTCACGCATCGGCATCGAACTCAATGACGGTTCTATTCTTTCTGTTTATCATCATTGGGATGGCTATCCTCAGTGGTTGGGTCGGATTCTTGAAACACACTACAATACAAAGGAGAAAGTAGCAGACCTGATTGATGGTGGTGATATGTCAGTTTGCTGGACTGATGATACTTTTCATGGTCCTCATGGAATGGGAAAGAAAGCAGAATATGGTCCTCAATACTATTCTGAACGTGGTGAGAATTGCCCTCCTCGTTATGATAAGGATATGGAAGAGTTCTTCTCTGATAATGAAGAATACTCTTATATCTTCCGCAATGATAACTGGTTCGCCTACGATATGCACCAGTGGGAAGATAATGTAGCACCTGAGCCTGTAGAGATTCCTGAAGGAGCATTAGCAGCATGAAACCAGAAGATATACAACTGAATAGCATCAATGGTTCATTTGAATTTGAGAAAATCTCAAGGGAGATTGATACCATTGGTGACTTAGATACTTGTAAAGCAATGCTCAAAGCATACGTTAAGCTTTACATCAAACAACGCGAAACCTTTGCTGCTACTGCTAAAATGAACCCTGATCCCTAAATACACTAACAGCACTTCTGACCCATGATTGATAGAAGCTTCCTTGATAGACTTCCTCACGAACTGAAGGAAGCTTTAGCAGAAGACTGTGAGGATTTTCTCCTACATAGAAGCATACCTCTCCACTCTCACTCCTATGACAACATCATCATCCAAGCCCTCAAAGAAGGATACCAAACAAGTAAGTTTGACCGACCAATCCGCAAACCTTGAAGATGTAGCTGTCAAGTTCTGGAAGCAAGTAGAAGCAGAAGCTTCTGCTCTTGAAGTGACTGTAGATTACTACTTAATGGAGTTCTACACGTCGTGACAGAGCTAGAGCGAATAGAAAGTGCTCTGAAACAAATTGATAATGTAATCGAGTTAGTAAAAGATAATGAATGGAGACAATACCTGTATCAACACCTTTCGCCAATCCATTATGAGTTGAACCGCCAACATGAGATATTGACATTCAGGCATCAAGCTGCTAAAATCAAGGAGTAATTCACACACAATGATGGCACCCAAGTTTCTTTATGTTGTTGACCATTTTGTTCCATTTCCTACATCTGAGTATGGAGGAATTTGGAATGTTGTCGCAGAACATGATGATGAATGTTTTGATCTAATTGTTGATGAAGATGGTGGATTCAATGAGCAGTATTACAATCGACTGCGTGAGAACATTATGAAGGCACCAACATTTCAGTTAGCTAATGATCACCAGTCTGAGATTGTGGAGGAGTTTACTACATGAAACCTGACATGACTGTAACCTGGAAAGATCATCTTAAAAATGGTTGGATCTGGAAAGCAAATGTTGAACTTGCAATGGAAGATGTTGGTGAGTCCAGTTTCTATTATGTTGATGTTTATGTTGTGGCACCAGATGCAAATTTAGCTCAATACATTGTGACAACGATGTATCCAGAGTTTGAAAGTTTGAGTGTTGATGATGAACCAGTAACACCGGAGAGTTATGGAAAACCAACTGTATAAAATTCAAGAACAAGTGACATCAGGATGGGTTGATATTGATGAACCAAATACAACCAAACTGACAAGAGATGAGTGTAAATCCCGATTGCTAGAATTGATGCGACAGGGATATAATCCTAACTATCTTCGTCCACAACTTGACAATGATGATTGAACTTCCTGCTGATTTTCCACACGATTCGCCCAAAGGCTATTCCTATGTCGTTGATGAGTTCAAGCGTAATGTTGTACGTATTTGCATTGTTAATCATGCTACTTTCTCCTATACTGATACTCCGCCTAAGTCTGTCTGGGGATTTTACAACACCAAGAAGCGAATCTACTACGCTCCCGTCAACTATAAAAAGTGTGGAAAAGAAGTAGATATAAACGACACAACGCCATATAGTGCGATGCAGCTTAATCTGAACCCATTAGAGCGAGCATTGATGGCAGCATAACCAATCTCTAAACCGTCCACTATCTCTTCCCTGGATGGTGGTTTCATGTATATTGGCCATATTGAAACGGACTCAATGCTTTCACTTCGCCCGCATCAAATTCGTATTCTTGAGCGGATGCAAACTTATACCAAAGGGCAAATTATTGTCCCTACTGGTGGTGGCAAGACCTTGACGATGATTCAAGATACTGCACACGTTCATCAGTCAAAGTGTGGTCACACCACTGTTGTTGTTGCTCCGCGTATTTTGTTGGCAGAGCAGCTTTGCAGTGAGTTTATGGAACTTATTGATGGTTCCTATACTCACGTCATGCACGTTCATAGTGGTGAGACACATCACTTCAGCACCACAAAGCCTGAGAAGATTCATCTCTTTGCCAACTGTGCTCGCACAGCTGGTGAGAACCTGATTATCTTTACCACCTACAATTCTCTGGAGAGAATACAGCAGGCAGACATCGAAGTAAACACGATTTACTTTGACGAGGCACACAATAGCGTCCAGCGTAACTTCTACCCGGCCACAGAGCATTTTAGCGGTGTCTCAGACCGTTGCTACTTCTATACAGCAACCCCGAAACATTCTCTCACTCCACTCAAACCAGGGATGAATGATGGTTCTGTTTATGGTCAGGTTCTGGTCAATGTTCCTGCTCCTGAGTTGGTTGAAGGTGGTTACATTCTTCCTCCTAAAGTTGTAGTCAAGCAACTGGACATTATTAAAGGTCGTAAGGTCATGGCTGCAGAAGATGCAGATAACTTGATTGAAACGATTGATGATAATGACATTGCCAAGACTCTAATTTGTGCTCGCTCTACCAAGCAGATTGTTGGTCTTATCTCTCAATCTGATTTCATCTCGCAACTCAACATGCGTG